TTCATAAGTAAACCGATTTCTTTCTCTATTAAATCTTCATTTATAGTTTCAATTATATCATCAATAAAAATATCGCAAGATTTTAAATCTTCAAACTTAATAGGTAGTTTGCCATCATAGGCACAAAAAGGCACTATAGATATATTATAAATACAAATAATCGTATGAACAAACCACATTAACCTTGTCTATTATATTTTTTCCAAGACTTCAATTTGTGTTTGTTTTTTGGTTTAGACCTTGATGAAGCACCAATACTTGTTCTTTTCTTTACTTTATCAAAGATAGATTTACCTGTATCTATTCTTTTAACCATTAAGTTGACTAAGAGGATTTTCTAATGCAAGTTTTATTCTTTTTTCTATTTTTTCTTCTAGTTCATTCATATTTTTTTCCAACTTATCCGACAATACTTCCATGCGTTCCTCAATGTCCCTCATGGTATATTTTAAGTCCTCACTATTTTGTCTTTGATCTTCCTTAATCATTTGCTCTACATCATTAACTATTCTTTCAATTCTTCTTACATCTTGCCTTAAATCATTTTTTAATTCGTTAGCTACATCAGAAACAAGCTGTACTTCTTGGATTATCATAGATATTTCTTGCTGTAGAACATCAGACTTTTGTGTAACAAGTTCTAATCTTTTATCAAAGCCTGATAAATCTGGTGCTGAATAACTTTGTATTTTTTCTTTCATATCAAGATAATCTTTGTAAAATTCAAAGCCACCCCAAGCACCACCAATCAAAGTAGTAAGAGCAGTAATAATAACTACTATCTTTCCGCCTTTAAATTTTAGACCAGCAAATTCTAGTTCTGCCATTGACTCTCTATCATTTCATTCAT